TCCACGTCCTTCCATGCTGGGGTGTCCCAGCGGTCAACGACGGCTTGCGCTGCTGCTATCAGGGCGGCATTGGTATTGGTGGTCATGGTGTGATCCTCGAAATCTCAGCCAGCAGCCCGGCGCGGGCATCCTGGCGAGCATGGGCGAATGCGTCGTAAAGCGCGTTGTGCAGCGCGTTCGCTGTCGTGAAGTTCGGCAGCGGCAACGAAACTTCCTGCCCATTTGGCAGCGTGTATTCGGCGATACCGCGCGGGTCGCTCATGTCTATGGCGGCTTGGTTGTGCCAGCGGAACGAAAGAGCGTTACCCATTGCTCCCTCCCTCATCAGCACTGGAGGGGTAGGGCAGGGGCATCCAGAGGATCGGGTTCACGTGCATGAACGGCCAAATCCATGCGCCGTTTCCCGCGTAGGCCGATTGAAGCCAATAGCCGCTGGCAACGGCCTGTTCGTGCTTGCCACGCAGAAGAACGTATCCCGAATTCTTCGGCGCTGTCTCAATGGGACGCCACACGCTGGGCTCACTGATCTGGTGCAGGCACTGGCGCGAGCGCAGGGGCTCCACGCCACCAGCGCCTATGGCGGAGAGCTGCTGCTCCAGCTCCGCAATGCGGGCGTGCTGGCGGCGCAGCTCGGCGGCGGCTTCATCCATCACTTGGTCAACCTCCTGGCAGTAGCCTCCAGGCTCGTCTTCGCTCACTTGTGGGTATGTGGCTACGGCGTTCTGCAGCCAGTCGGCCAGCCGCAGCGCCTCAGGTTGTTCTGCTTCTGTCATGGCTAACAGCTCCATGAAAAAAGCCCGCGCTGGGCGGGCTTGGTGGTTGAATCTACTGGCCGGGTCCGCTTACGCGCCGCGCCATCGGTACAAGGCCAGAGAGCCACGTGGCAGCCGCCCCGTTGCGGAGCCTTCTTTCTGCTGCGCGTTTTGCTCGATTGCGCAGGTAATAGCTGTGGCGGCGATCTATGATGTGTTGCCGGTCAAATGCAGGGCGCCGGGCGTCGGGGCCAGGAGTTGCCGAATAAACCGGTGTCTCCCGGCCCTGCACACCTACCTGCTTGCGGTAGCTGACGATCCGGAAGAACTTCCCCGGATGGTTCGCGCGCGCTGTCGTCAGGCAGGCGTTGATTCGGTTGCGCGGCCATCCGAGGTGTTCGACAAGCTCAGGCACGCTCATGGGGCCGCACTCACGCAACGCGGCGATGATGGCGTCGCGCGTGGTCGAAGGCGCTGGCATTAAGCCGCCTCACGAACATCTGGGGCGTTTGCCGCCAGGGCGGCACGGAGCTTCGCCTCATACTGACTCACCAGGCCGGCGAACGCGAGTATGTCGGTTTCCAGCTCTTCAATGGCGTCCTCATCGCGGTTGATGCTGTGGATGACCATGTGCTGCAGGTCGGGACACCAGAGCACCAGATCAACCCACTGGCGGCCCAGCAGCCACAGGTAGCCCAGGCACTGGTCCATGTAGGCCGAAATGTCGCCATCGGCCACGGCAGTGAAAAGGGTGTCGCTGCTAACCATGGTCTTGATTTCCAGCACGCCGTCGTCATCGATCAGACCGTCCGGGCTGAGGCCAAACACCGCATCGTCAGACAGATAGAACCCAGCTTCATCTACCATGTGCCCCGTGCGGCCCTCGTACATGGCGCGCGCGATCGGCTCCTGCTCGTTGCCGGTGCGCATTGCTGCGTTCTGGAACTTCGACGGAGCGTGGCCGCCAACGCGCTCGCGTGCGATGTCGCGGGCATAGTCCATGCAGGCCTTGCTAGGCTGGCCGCTTTTCAGCTTCTCGCGGGCATCGCGGAACCTGCTGCCGGTGATCTTGCCCCGACGAGCTGTCAGCCATTCTTCTGAGCCTTGATCAAGATGTAGCCACGGCATCTTTCACCTCCACATCGGTTGCCTCTGCCTTTGCCGCTTCCGCCGTCAGGCGCTTCTTGTGCGACTGGCAGGCCTTCTTGAATGCGTCATGCGATGGCAGCTCATTGGCGAGCTTGCCGTTGTGCTCTGCCCAGTACGCGTTGAGTTCATCGACCGTCTTCGTCGCGCGCACGCCGTCGATGATTGGCGCCGGGTCGATTGCCGAAGGCTTGGGCGCCAGCGATGCCAGCCCTTCGCCGCCCTCGGTGTTCAGGTGGTGGATGGCCTGATCCAGGCGGTCGGACTTCGGCCAGTATTTGTAGGCCCGCTTCACCACGGTTTTCTTGGCCATCTCGCCGTAGTCGGTGTCCCACGGGGACGACTTCCCAGCCTTGACGGATTCAGAGCGATTCTTGATGGCGTCGATTTCTTCTCGGCTCATGCACTCGGTCAGATAGTCGCCGCTGTGCGTCTTGACCACCACGAATGCCCCGACCACCTCTCCGCGCTCCTTCGAGAACGGATTGAAAGCGTGCGTTGGCGGTCGGTCGAAGCCATTGAGTGTGAAGGCATCGTTGGCATGCACCAGCCCCGCCTGCGCCCACATGATCGAGCCCGATTGGATCGCGAGGTCGATCAAGCCCATGTAGCTGATGTCCAGGCAAATCTTTCCCTTGCGCGGCACAAGATAGGCTTGCTTTTTGGCAGGGTTCAGACTGATGCCGATGGCTGCGATGTTGGTCACAGCGTTGACCACGGACTGCCGGTCACCCGCCGCCAACTTGGCGATGTAATCTCCAGCGGTCAGAATCTGGATGGCAAATCCAGCTTCGCGCTCGAAGTTGATCGAGCGGTCCACAAGCACACTCTGGAAGCTGTTCTCAGCCCCGTAGACATACTGTTCAATTGTTGCGATGGCGTTCATGGTTTCCTCAATAGATCCAGTACGCCGCAGCGAGGCTTGCGGCAAAGCCAGCAGCAGCACAGCCGCCGACACACGCAAGGGCCCACAGCACCAGGGATTCAAGGGGAGTGAGGTGGATTTCCTCGGGGGATTCGGTGGGGGTGGTCATGGCAGCCTCCGGAGTTCGACGGCCCACACCCAGGGGTTTTCCTCCACACTGCCGGCGCCGTTGATGGATTCCCACAGCGACAGGTAGCTCTGGCGCGGGTCGGTGAAGTGGTAGTGCGTGGTGTCGGCCAAGCCATAGCCGCCATCTGCCTGGCGCACGATGCCCTCGGCCAGCGCGTCAGCCTCGCTGATGTCCTGCAGACGCTCCACGCGCACGCTGGTGATTCCCAGCGTGATGCGCGACAACGCGCGGGGCATGTGGATGCTGGGCTTCCAGCCTTCGCCGGGCTGTGAGTTCGGAAAGTCTGCCCGGTAGGTTGTGACAGCCGGTCTGCACGGAACGCTGACGCTGGCCTCCCAGCAGTAGTCGGCGGGCTCATGCATGAAAGCTTCACGCACCCAGAGCTGGTCGCCAGGTTGTCCGTAGGGGCACCACTCCAGGATGTCAGGCGGCGCGGAGGTGTGTGGCCGCACGCCATACATGCGGCTGCGGCTCTTCCACACTGTGCCGTCCGGATCGACATTGGCGACAGCTCTCCGCGTCTGCGTCTTCGTGCCGTCCAGCAGCGCGCGCACCATGGCGCCAGAAAACAGGATCGGGCGCTCTTTCATCGCCGCACCTCCGCAAACTGCTCAAGCCACTCCCGCCGCGCTTGCTCTCGCGCATCCATCGGGGCGGCTATTGCCTCTGCTGCAACTGCCGCGTCCACTTCGGCCGCGCTCTGACCGTCCAGATAGGCAGGCAGAACCAGCAGGATCAGGATGGCCGCAAGGGCCAGCAGGCCCGTCTTGATGTTCTCGATCGGGGGCATCACGCTTCCTCCAGTTCGTCCGGGTGATCGGGATCGCTGGGATCAGGGTGCGCAGCACGGCGGCGCGCGTAGTCCCGCTCCCGCATGGCTTGCTCGCGCGCCAAGTGGTCAACGTCTTCCAGCATTTGCCAGGGGCGGTGCAGGAGCGCGTTGACGAAGGGGCGCATCGTGGAATGGACTTGCT